TATGCTGCGATCAACGTGCGACCCTGCTGCAAGATGTAAAACTACGTCAACTTCTCCTATGTCGCTACGGATGAGTGGATTAAGTTCTGCTTTTAAATCATGATGAACTATCTTTACTCTCTTGCGTACCTCTGGTTCAAAGGTCATCATCAAATCATGCAGACGATTCAAGTTGCCACTATAATCTAACCGATCAAGACTTACTATTTCCCACTCTGTCTTCTCAAGTATCTGCCCAATCAAGTGATGTGCTATGAACCCTGCACCACCTGTAATCAATACTCTTTTCATTTTGTAATCAAATCTCCTATTATTATAACATAATTTATGCAATAAAGAAACCCCTAACTTTTGGTCAGGGGTTCGGTAAACTGTTAAGGTGGATGTGACGTATAAATGCTAATCAAGTAAAACCTCCTTGCAAATTCGTTTGCATATATGTTGGTCTTCCTCACATTCGATTAGGCACTCATAGTATTCTGTGATTAAATCGTTATCTTGATCTTGTGACCCTACTAACTGATTGAAAGAAATTAAGTTGTGCATGAATCGGACTCCTATTTTACTGGTTCATAATGTAGAGATTTAAAGCATCTTGAATCTCCAATTCTGTAATTATTTATGTGTTAATACGCTGAAATTTAAGTTTTTGTTAATAAAAATTTATGCCTACTCGCCTAGTGTGTGGACTACTGGTTTCTCATTTCTGAGTATATTGTACAGTTTCATATTTTCTGCACATGATACAGGAATGAAATCTTTACTTGCATCAAATCCCTCATATCTCTTTGCTTGATTGATAACGATTGACCCACTCTCCCCTGACACTGATCTGTGAAATGTGCCACGAGGTATAACCAATGCTCCACTTGCCCGATTCAAATGAACTATGTGATATGGATACTTCCAATTATAATTTACCAGTTCAAATGTTCTCTCCCCTGATACAACTCTATTATTATCATCTTGAAATCCATGTATGTAAAACTGCTTTGCTCCTACAATATCATCAGGTGGAGATATTGCAGATCCATTATGAACTACAAGATCAGAAGCATTTGACTCATCTACACTTATATCATAAAATATAACATCACTTGTCTCACGAAAGACAACGTGTTTCTTAAAATTTACGTCACTCATCTATCGCCACTTAGTTAATGGTTTAGTTTCAATTAATTTTGCTGTTTCTATATCATCACTTTCATCTGGATTTGTGTGATAGGTCACATCCTTCAAAGTTTTTAAATACTCTAAAACGTGTTCTCTAATTTCCATCAAGTCTTCATAACATCCCTGATTGTATGCACATCCACGCAAATCGTGGTCAGGTTTCATAACTGACTCGGTAAAAAGGTCTAATGCTCTCTGATACTTTACAGATGCAGACTCGCTACCTATTGATGCTTGATCTTTCATGGTTTTATTTTTTCTTTATATATTAATAATTATCATCTGTATAGAAGTCTGCTGTAACAGATACTACAGTTGCGTTAGGATTTCTTGCAAGTGCAACTTGCCTTGCTTCATCATAGTCACGAGCATGTACTGACTCATTGAATGTTTTACCTGCAACGTAGAGTTCTACTTTACATTTCATAGTTGGATAATTCCTTTAACTATCTCTATTATATAATATCTAATATGTTTATGCAACTCTCTTGTGTCGGTTTATTAACTGGTTGATAATCTTGTATTCTTTTCTGAATTAAGTTACCATATCCTTCATTGAGTTCACACCCAATATAATGTCGATTTAGCGACTTTGCTACTGCCGCTGTAGTACCTGCACCCATGAATGGGTCAAGTATTGTATCCCCCTCTTCACTCCCTGCCTTGATGCAAGGTTCGATTAAATCAGGTGGATAAGTTGCAAAATGTGCTTCTTTATAAGGTTTAACTGTTACTGACCAGACAGATCGTTTATTCTTTGTTGGATATGATTTTGTAAGTCCACTATGCGGTTGGAGTCCTGTTCCTTGATTGTGGTATTTTCCGTTTGTTCTATCTCTTGTTCCCCAATCTTTTGCGGGTTCTTTGATTGCTTCATTGTTGTAGTAATATTTTCTATTTTTACTGAACAAAAATATATATTCGTGTGACTTCGTACACCTATCTTTTACACTCTCTGGCATCGGATTTGGTTTGTGCCAAATAATATCCTGTCGTAGATACCATCCATCTTTACGCATAGCAAAAGCAAACATCCAAGGGATTCCGATTAAATCTTTCTCTTTGAGTCCATCTAATTTGTTGCCACGTTTATTACAATTATCTGGTAAATCTTGTTTTGTTTTAGATACAGATTGTTTTGGATATGATTGACCTTTTCCTGGTCGATAATTATAATAACTATCTCCTAGATTAACCCACAAAGTTCCATCATCAGTTAAAACATCCCTGACACCACGAAATACATTTACAAGATTATCAATATATTCTTCGGGTGTTTCTTCAAGTCCTATCTGACTATCTTGTCTAATTGCACCACATTTCGGGCAAACAGTTTTGTATATTGCATCGCCAACCCCTGCCATTTCATCGTGATTTTTGTGTCCAGTAATACAATTCTTAGGATTAACTTTGGTGTCTCTCCTGTGACTACAATTAGGGTCGCCACCTACCCACGTTGCTGTGCCATAATCTCTCAATCCGTAGTATGGTGGGGATGTAACACAAGTTCTTGCACTCTGTGGTGCAAATTCACTTAGTGTCTCCTTACAATCTCCAAATAAAATTGTGTCTTTCATCGTTTTAAAAACTCATTCAAAATCCATGAACTACTGTTCATTTTGTCATCGCCACCAACACCCCACTCAAAGACAACTCTTTCATTGTCTTTAAATTTAAGATACTCTGGAACATTGGTGTCAACTCTATCTCCTCCATTACAGAATACCACTTTATCATACATTTGTAAACACTTGAATATTGCCATACAAGATGTATTGTCTGTATCATCATAAGTAATTGTCAAGTCAACTGGTTTAAGTTCCTTGACGATTGCTCTTCTCTCCTTCATTGGAAGAAAAAACTTTCCCTTCTTACGAATTAACCACTCATCAGAATTAAGACCAACACATAAAGGTGTATTGGGGTATAACTCTTTTGCATTTTTGAAGTATGAGATATGACCTGTATGTATGGGGTCAAATCCACCTGTAACTAATACTATTTTACTCATCGTGTAATAATTGTTGTAGCTGCCTGTCCTTTGTTGAAGATAGTATCGACTACTGCTTCAACCTTTCTTGCGGTAGTAATACCAACATTAGAGTAAACTGGTACGCATACAAGACCGAATACTTTGTCCTCTGCACCCTTACGAATAACTCTACCGATTGTCTGACTAATACCTATGTAGTCCATCGAACGCATAAACAATACTGCTTCAAGACCATTGACATTGATACCTTCTGAGAGTATGCTGTGATGCAATACAACAAACTTTTTGTCTGTCCTACCCCACTCATTAAGAGTGTTAAAGAAAGTCTCTCTGTCAACCTTCTCTCCATCAATCATCGCACCTGTCTTTGCTGTGATAAACATATAAGAGTAACCACGAATCGCAAGTTGCTGTACGAAATCTGTCTGAGAAACAAGTGCAACAATCTGTCTGGTTGACTTGGCACATATCAATACTTTGTCCTTATCAAGATTGTCAATCGCACCAATCATTTGCTCATTGTCTCTGTCTGCTACTAACTCATCTTTCTTAAGTATTCTTGAACGATACACCTTGACTTTAGGTGGTAGTATATAACCCTGCTTGACTAACTTTGGTGCAGGTACTTGACATATCACACCACCATATACCTCTGTCCAGTTCATACCTGCCTTGACAGGAGAACGACTATGCTTTGGTGTTGCTGTAAAGAAGTAGCAACGATGAGCATATTGTGAAAAGTAATCAGTAGCAGGGAAAAAGTTTTTCTGTACTGAATTGTGTGCTTCATCAAAGTAGATAGTATCAACATTGATACCACTCTCTTGTATTCTGTGAAGTGAATGATAAGTTGTAAATATAAGTCTATTACCTGATGTTGTCTCAACAAACTGCTGTATCTGAAATGGATTTGTTGTGCTGAACATACCTTTGATTTTACCACTATGAACGTGCATAGGTGTAACATCGTCTTGTTCGTGCATCATTTCCAAGAACTCACTACATAGTTGCTCTGCAAGTAGTATGCGTGGTGCAACTACCACAAATGTTTGAGATATACCAAGTCCGTGTTGCTTCAATGTGAACTGCTTGATAGTATCCATAATCATACAGATAGTCTTACCACCACCAGTAGGAACAATGACTTGTCCTTTGTCGTGGTCTGTCATTGATTGAATTGCTTGCTCTTGATGTGGTCTTAGTTGCATTAGTGTTCTTTAGATGTCTTTATTATAGCATTAAAAAACCCCTTGTGCAGAGGATTGTGACAGTTATCAAAGTGTTCACTCATATTTTTTCCAATATTTTTCATCAATCAAACCCATAGAGTGAAGTAAATATTCATGTTTAAGAATAAGATTAACATCACCTACAATTGATAATCTTTCACCATTGAAATCAGTTTTAATACATTCTGTTCCATGAGATAATCTACTTGGAAAAATAGCAACGTGACCTTCAACAGGATGAATAAAGAATTTTTTTGAATTCAATTCAGTAAATTCCTTTATCATATTTAAATCATCAATGTTATTATGAGAGTTAGCACCTAAAAAAAGACTATTAATATTTTCTCTATTAAGAAATCTAGTGGTATGTGAGTCAGGTGGAATATTAAGATAATATACAAATGACACATGACTTGTGGAATGAATATGATATGGTATTTCTTTTTTATCTCTAGTTCTTGAAATCCAAGTTTTAGTTATGGCATAGTTAAACATATCCTTGAATTTAAGAACATCTAAAACATATATCTTGATGTGTCTAATAATTTCTTGAAACATCACATCCATTGATGGTTCTAGATGTATGAGTGGATTTACTTGTCCTTCACTAACTGTGCTAGATATTTCATTCTCTTCATAATCAAATTTATCATAAAGTTTTAGAAACTCTGTTTTATATTCATTATGATTCTCGACCTCTCCAACATAAATTGTGGTTGGAAAAATATTAAAAATTTGACTCATAATCTATTTCCACTTAGGCATATCAGGATAATTTTCTTCAATATATTTGTTAACCCTATGGAAACTTTCTTCCATCCAATCTTCATACACCACAACTCCATGTGGTAAATTCATACCTTTATACATTCTTTTCGTATGCAAAATACCTCTCAATAACATAATCTCGTTACGATTAAGTTTCATCTTCGACAATGGTGTCTAGTTTTACATCTATCATAACAAATTCCATTGGATTTGTCGATAGGTTGTAACCTTCATGTATAACATCCATAACAGGATATACTTGGTGTACTCCCTCTTCCCAAGTAACTTTTCTTCCATCCCATATCATAAAACAATGAATCTTATCTGGAATTAACATGGGTAGTTGTATTCTTTTATATCTCTCCCTATACACAGGTGGATCTCGATGTGGATTTAGTATAGTTCCCTCTGAAAAACAAGAGTATGTTGCATACAAAATATCCTCATTTGAAAAAATATTAAAAATTTCATCTGTCATTAATTTCTTTCTTATCGTTACTTGTTTCCCTACACCTTTTAACCACGAGATATATACATCCTTATTACAATATCCACCCTTTATCGTAGGTGCTTTTTTTAATGGAAATGATGTAACTTTAGCCCATTCATAAATTTTTTTTATATCTTGAGTTGTAATCATATTATATTATTTGATAATTTATCTATAGCTTCATCCCACAAGATTCTTCTACCATCTAAATCACATATAGCTAATGTTATAACAAATCTTTTTTCATTTGTTGGATTATGAGGACTATGTAACTTTCCCACATTTACTATGTGAGGATTTCTTAAATCCTTTTCATAAATTATCTTTGCATCTTTTTCATCAGATACTAATATATCTACCTCGTGAGATGAATAATCTGTATCTTTACCATTATCACCTCCAACAGAGGTACTAACCTTTCTAATTTTATTTGAATCCCACCATCTTAAAGTGCTTCCTTCAGCACCAAATTGAAAATATATTTTTGTATATTGAATATAATCTGTATTATCACAATGTATTATCCCATCTGATTTCGGGGGTGCGTAAAACAATTCTATCCATTTACAAGATAAACCAAGTGATTCTAGATATTGAAATAGATAATTATTATTCAATTCACTTGGTGCAGGTGTTTTATGAAATGTTGCCCAATCATATCCCTCAGTATCATATTTTGATAAATCTAGTTTAGGATATAATTCTGATGAAAAATTTAATTCTCTACAAAAATTATTCATACTTTAGTAAAAACTCCTATCATTGAATTATTAGATGTTACATCATAGTGTTTATTTTCTAGTTTAGCATAATCTCTTGGTTTTAGTTTAACTCCGTTTATAATAGGATTACCTTTGAAACATACAAGATAACTTTTATCATTACCATCAAATGAATTTGAAATAAGTTTACCATCCCAATCTTGTTGTGGATTAAGAGTATTAAAACCATATATGAAAAAGGATTTAGTTGATTCAAATATAGTATGATGACCTAAGTATTTTTTTAAATCAAGAAAATTATTCTCACATGTATCAGCTAAAATGTAATCTGATTCAAAGATTTTTGCCATCCTTCCAGCACCCTTGACTATTATTTGATACAAAGTTCTTCTTTCAATAGAATTTTCTAAAAAAATGACACCTGCTTGTCCAACTTCACAGCATATACTAAATTCTTCACATTTTTTATGATATCTCATCATAATTCTATTTTCCTCATTTTTAATAATTTGGTTTTTTTCGATACTCGACCCTGTACCACTACCCCAATTAATTTTTCAAAATCTAGTTCACCAGTAATCTCGACAGGTTTGTTTGATTCAATTATACCCTGTTTCTCATCTTGTGTCTCAATACGATTTTGTGATACTTTATTTACTAAACTTTCAATAAAAGTTTCACAATCGGTCATATTTAAATCATCACAATTTACAACTTTTGCACCAAATTCATCAATTGATTTATGAGAGTACAATCTACAAGTTTTAACCACAACACTATTTTTTTCCTGTAGATATTCATCAATTTTTAAAATTACTTTCATCGCCAACCATTATCTTGAGATACTGCCCAAGTTGAAACTATATATTTGTCTTGTCCAATCGGTGGATTACCTCTATGTGTATGAGTAAATGCAGCAGGGAAAATAATTAATCTACCTTGTTCTGCTTTAATTCTTTTATTAATATATAAAAACTCTGTTTCACCGCCCTCTTCTATTGTGTTCAAGTACAATTGAATAACTAATTTTCTAGCAGATACTTGAAGACCAGTATTCTCGTAATGCCAATTATGGAAACCACCTCCAATTGGAATTTTCTTTGCTTTTGTATCATAAATTAAAAGTTTTTCCTGACCAAGCACACTAAATTTTTTAAGATAATCATCTACATACTCTTTTATTTTAGGTAAAAATTCCAAAGATAAATTGTCACCTGATAAAATATTATAACTAACATCATTATTAAAATTTATAGGATAATGATCTGTTTTATGAAATGCCTTTTCTTCTTTTATTATCAGACCATT